CTGTACTCCATTTACTTACTGAATTAGAAGAAGAAGTCATATCTCCACATCTTGTTCTTAAAATTAAATTTGATATTAGTCTTTTTGGAAAAATAGTAATGTCTCCATTTCCAGGTATAACATTACCATACAAATTATACCATGTACTCAATGGATCTTCATTGTATGAATATTCTATAACGGCAAATACATTTATATCATTAGGATTAAAAATTCTAAAAGAAATATAGTCAGCATCATTACCATATTGAACTACTCCAAATACTGGTGCATTTAGATTTGATGAGTTTGTATAAGTTTCATAAGACCATGAACTAACGGAGGGAGAGTGAAGATAGGTCCATTCTATTAATCTAGCTCTTAACCGAACTGAATTTAGATTAATTGATAGTCCTGCATATGAATAAATAATGTCTGAACTATTAGCATTAATTATTCCGCCATTGAATGGTTTCCATGTTACACCAAAATCTATACTATATTCAATAGCAGCTAAAACTGTAATATCATTACTATTACCTATTAAAATTCCACCATTAACAATTCCCCCAATAAGTGGTGGATTAAGATTTGCACTATTTTGTAAGCTAGCGGCATTAGACCAAGAACTAACAGAATTAGAATTAAATGATTGATCGCCACAACGCGCTCTAAATGTGTTATCAGATGTAGGTGAGCCATATATTATAGTACTACTATTATTAGAAATACTTCCTCCACCATAGAAATACCAATTAGCAAGATCTAGAGATTTATTTTCAACAGTAAATTCACATGGAATAGGATTTAAATTAAAAATATTAAGACTATTATCAGTCATACCAAGAATCATAGGAGGAATAATATTAGTAGGATTAAAATAAGTACTAGTAGACCAAGAACTAACAGAATTACTTGTTATTGAAGCGTCTCCACATCGTACTCTGAAAAATTCAGACGCTGGTGTCAATCCAATAATATTAAAACCATTATGAGTTTGATTAGCGGGCAAATAAAACGAACGATATGGCACCCAATTGCCCATAGAAAGAACTTCTACACATACATATACATCAACATCATTAGGATTAAATGTATACAAATATTCTGTATCTGGAAAATCTCCAAAAAACCTAGTTTGATTGAATCGTAAGATCGGAGCATTAAGTGATGTATTATTATAGTATGTTTCTGTAGACCAACTACTTTGTTCTCCATCGGCAAAAGATTTTGCTCTTATTGGATAATCTGATGAATACATGATAGATGTAGTTGTTGTGCCGTTTGGGCCAATATCTCCACCAAAAGATGTTGTCCAATTACCATCAATGTATAATTGTACTGTAGCAAATACTGTTTTTTCATTTAGATTAAACAGTACAAAATAATTAGTAGTATTTACAAGAATAATACCAACTAATGGAGCTTGTAATTCAGGAGGAAGTGTAGTAGATGTTGTTGTAGTAGTTGTAGTTGGTGGAGGGAACGGGGTAGTAAATGTAGTAGAAGTTGTTGTCGTTGGTCCTGGCGTTGTTGTAATAACCTGTAAACAAATTTCACAAGGATCAAATAAACAAGATGTAATAAGTGAGGATGGCAACCTATCGCAGCACGATATTGTAGTATCTTCACATATGCTTTCTATTTCTAAAATAATTCTATCATTAGTTAAGTTTACTTTTGATAGTATGCTATCTCCAAAAATATTAATATTTTGTATATTAGTTTCATCATTTAAATGTCCAAGATATAGTATTGCTAATGGTCTATCTAAAGTATAGCTTTTGAGTGTAATTTTAATTTTATTATCTAGCTTGATATTGGATACAGAATGTATAGATATAGAAGAAATATTATTAATACTTAATGTAGATGATATTGTTCTAAATTTTTGTCCAGATAAAATATAGATATCCTGGTTATCATGCAAAAATGAGCATGTAACATTAGTATCTCCACTGATTGTTACAGTAAAGTCTTTTGGTAAAACTAAACTACCGCATGGACAAATAGACATTATCGTCTGTTCCTCATAGAATAAATTTTATTATATGTATATTCAGTAACTGTATTAATATTATTCTCTACCTGTACAAATCCATAATTTGGCGCTGGTGTAGTTGTTGGTGGCTCTGTTGTGAATTTACACTGAGTAATATCAATATTAAAAGTATCGCATACTGGTGTAAATCTACTAGCTATATCTTTTGCACATACATTTATAGAATATGTTTTAGCTATTGGTGGATATTTAGTTAAATAAATACGTTTACCATAAATTGCAAAATATTCAGAATCATTACCTTCTAGTGTGAGTTTGTATCTTCCACAAGCGTCATTAGAAAGATTGATATCTCCAACATGAATAAATACTTTTGAATCTGTAGAAATATTAGGTTCTAGAGTTGTGGAAGTAACAAGACTAGATTCTTTAAACCATATAGATAGTTGATTAACTCTAATATTTTGAGTGTTACAATTTGATAAATCAAATGTAATATATTTTGTAGAGCCACTAGATATAGCAATTTTTGACGGTTTAGGATATATGGGTATTGGTATAGCATCTGATTGAGGAATTCTTTCATTACCAATATAAACTGGTCTATGGTATAAATAAGGTACACAAGATTCACCATTAATAATTTCTACTGTAGAAGAAGTAAAATCAGTAGTAATTACATAATATTGAATGTATAAAAATCCTGAATTGTATGAAGTTAGTGATATAGGATATGGAAATTTATAAATATTATTAGAAAATTCATCCCAAAAGTATGGATTGTCTTCTGTTCCTATCCCAGTATGATAGGAATTATTTGGCGTTCCATCGAAATTAAGTATTAGACTCATAACTTTATAAAATACTATGTTATGTAATTAAAAGACCATATCCACTTAATACTTCATTTTTAACATCACTGTATACATAATTTGAATCTATATATCCTTGTTTAGTAATTTTAGTTCTAACTTGAAAGTATTTATAATTTATACCAATATTATAATCTTTACCCATAATATTTGTTGTTATAATTTCATATGGTGGAATAAAATCACCTACAGAATTAAAAAATACAAAAACATCTTCTGGAAGACTATACAGTCTTGTTGATTGAATTTGAATAAAATTTTCATCTGGTAGATTAGCATTAATTCCTGGCATATACCAATCTGATATTGCTAATTCACAAATAACATTAATAAATTCATTTGAGCCAAGATATTGACTCCATCTAGGATCACTTCTAGCAACTACATATATTATTGGTATGAGTGTATTGCTATATTGTGGGGGATTAATTAAAATAGGAATATAATTGCCGCGCCTTCGTGGAACACCATTAATAGTATCTTGAATTTGGAATAAAAATGTATATTCAGGCTGTATAAGAATTAATGGATTTTCGGTTGTAGTGGTTGTAGTAGTAGTTGTTGTAGTATTATTCTCATTAAAAAATTGACTACATCCACCATTATAAATTAATTTTCCATTACCAGATAAGATAGACACTGGTGCTGATCTTTCTGCACAAAAATCTAATCTTTGAACACTACCAACAACTATTTGATTAACAGAATTAGCGTTATCACATGGAGCAAAAGTAACAACAGCACCATTTTCATCGTCTGGTAAAAAAGAGTATGAGGCACATGGGTAATTGAGATCTATTGGTGGTAATGTAGTAGAGGTCGTTGTAGTGGTGGTAGTGGTTGTTGTAGGACAAACAGATCCACTATTTGGAATAGTAATATAATTAGAAAAATCTTCTGGTGGTAGAGTAGTAGTAGAAGATGTTGTTGTAGTATACTCAATAAATGGACTAGGGCGAAAATCGCACTTTTTTGGTTTTCCCATGAGTCCATTCCTATTTATTTATTACAACATTCACATGCCGTAGCTTCAGAACTTACCCAAATAGGTCTATATTGATTATTAATTCTAACGGCTATTACATAATCATTTTTAGTAATTTTTAAATATGGATCTCGATTAATAATAGAAACTGTACCATTATCTCCCCAACTACTATTTTTAGTAGATAATAATCCATTAGTAGGACTATTAGGACTAGTTGGTGGTTCAATACTATCTAAAGCATATCCTTCAACGAGCATGGACGTTACTAGATTTCTAGTAGCAATACCACTATTATTAATAGTAATAATATCATTTAGAAAATTAGCAGAATCAACGCTTGTTGCATCACTAAAACATAATGCATTTCTTAGTTTAATGTCTCCATTAACTGTTATTGATGGTCCATATCCTCCAGAATAAACTGGAGTATTGCTATATGGAGTTCCAGAACTTTGTAAGACTAATAAATCATTATAGTCATTGCCAGAGAATCTAAATACAAGATCTTGTGATGGAAAGTCATTGCCAGTATTATCTATTACTTCAATCACTCCATTTTGAAGTCCTAAACTATAATAGCCATTAAGACTATCTAAGAATAATTTACCACCGCTTGGCATTGTTAATTGTTTATTAATATCATTTGGTCCAAGAGTTCCATCAAACAACACTTGATTACCATTACCTAAAATAAATTTGTAATCACCACTAACACTATTTGCTAGTCCACTATTACCAATAATAATATTATTGCTATTACCTCTGAAAGTATTATTATAGATGAAAGAACCAATAACAATATTGGCATCTCCACTAGTTAAACTATTGGCAGAGTGTGCGCCAATAACAATATTTCTATCGCCAGTTGTAAGACCGCTAGCTGCTGCTGATCCAATAGCAGTATTATAATGACCACTAGCAGACAAGCTATTCAAAGCATAATAGCCTAAAGCAGTATTACCACTTGGCTTTACGTTCATTGAACTAACAGCTTTTCTAGACTCTATAGATTTATATCCAGCAAATGTATTATTATAAGAGTCAGTATAAACTGCTCGTCCATCTATTTGATCTAATTTATTAACTACTAAATCATGAATATTACCACTAGAGTCTAATAAAGATATTGTATTAATTTGATCAGCATGTAGTTTACTAACTCTAGTTGCATAAAGTTGAGGATAATATTCTATTGCTGATACTGATGGTATAGTTTCTCTAAATGCTACAGAATTTACAGCACCACTAGAGCCAATAGTAAGCATAGCATTTGCTACACCTTTTGATAATAATCCTATCTTATTATCATCATCAAAACGCATAAATATCGTTTTACCAGACGATGCATACATATTGAGATCAGCGATACCACTAGTATTGGTATAGATGAGTTCTATGCCGTCTTGTAAACAGTTTTGCCCGCCTACTAATTGCAATGCGGCTTGTGCGCTACCAGAACTTTCAGCAGCAACACGAATAATAGAATCTGAAGATGATCTTATATTAAGAGTAGTTTTAGGTAATAAGTATTCTCCACCACTAGTAAAGTTATTGATGCCAACAACTCCACCGTCGCTAGAATTTTTCATCACAATCAAATTGTTCATAGCATATGATGTATTATCATATGAACTAATTACAAATCGATCAGTAAGTGGACCAGTATAAACTAGATTAGAGTCATCAAAATATTTTAACTCAAATCCTCTTAATTTATCTTTATTGCTATTAGTATTATCTTTAACTCGTACTTTGCAACCCGTAAGAAATTTCTGACTAACACTAACTCCACTTTCTAATGCGGCTACCGTCACGCCATAATCAGATGAGCTACCAGAGCTAGCAAGAAAATTAACATGAGATATACCAGCTAATACTCCTGTAGAAGAGTGTGGATTAATAGCTAATACATTGCCTCTTGAAACATAAAGATGATCATCATTAATAAATAATCCATAGTTACTAGGATCTGTTGTTAATGATAATCTTCCACTAGTAACAACTCTTTGAGTTTTAAGATGACAACCACTAGCAATTTCTAAACTAATATTAGATCGCCAGTGAGATTTAGAGTAAGCATTACTAGTTTCCAAGCTTGAGATAGTGTTATAACCGCTTGGTTTGAACACAAATTCATAATCTCTTAAATAAGATGCTCCACTAGCTTTGACAATAAATCCAGCATTATCTAGCAACTCATCTGATAAGTATCCACTAATAGTAGAAACACCACTAATTGATGCTAAATAAATAGTTTTATCATTATAAATAGTAGTATAAATTGTTATAAGATCATTGATATAAGCATGGCCGCTAACATGAAGATCTTGAAAATGTCCACTTAGCCACTTACGATCAGATGAACCTAAACTATAAGCTAAAGTAGTAGATGGATAAAAATTAGTATTAGAATAAATACCACTTTTATTATAATCAAAACCAATAGATGTTCCACTAGCAAATATTAAATCATTAGTTAGATAAGCATTATTGAATCTATAATTAGATGATCCAAGATCAAAACCAGAATTATGAGATGGTGTTATATTACCACTAACTTGTAGTGCGCCCTCAGTATGTAATGATCTTACACCAATGCCTAATCTTAATACATCAAAGTCACCATATATTAAAGGATTAAGACCAGATCCTAACGGATTATCGCAAATATAATCATTATCAACTGGATGTGATGCAATAATTAATTTTTTATTTGTATTGCGATCAACATAATATCCAGCCGCATGACCAATAGCAACATTAAAATGTCCAAGTTTATTATTTTGAAGAGTAAAATTACCTATACCAACATTGCCACATCCAATAGTATTGCCACCAAGAGAACTATATCCAGCAGCAACATTATCAGTACCATAGATATTACAACTAACTGCTAAAGAGCCAACAGCAGTATTTCTAACACCTTGATAATTAGACTTTAGGGCCGCATATCCTAAAGCAGAATTATCAGTACTAAAATATCCATCAAGATTAATTTTTTCTAGAGTGTGCTGACCTAATCTTGTGGATCTGGTTTCTGGATTACCAACATTAAGAGCATTAATCTCTTTGTCGAAAGTTAATAGATGTATAGAATCTATGATGTCTAATAAATTATGTCTGATATCATAAGGAGAGATCTGCCCTACTGAATTATCAGATAGTTCATTGACTATATTTTCTACTAACTGATTTTTACTCAGTATCATGTTTTATAGCCTTTATTTTAGACTAATTTCTAATGAATTTGAATCAAATTTAATATTGTCTCCTGTGTAAACTAGTCTTGGATTTTCTAATTCAGCATACATTAATAAATTACCAGAACCATATGTGGCACTATCAAGTATAGCTATACCAGATACCCATCCCCAATCTGTAAGGGCTGTATTAAATAGAATTTGGGCAGCGTTTTTAATAAAGCCATTGCCTTCGTATGATGTATATCCTGGATTAGTTTGTGAACCGCTAACATCTATTGTAGCTGGAGCATAAAATGATATGCCTGGAAATGTGCTAGCAAAAGTATATTGTTGTGTTACACTATTTGGATCAGCGGCTGTGGCAGCACTTTGTGATAGATATAATGGATAAAAATAACCACTATTGTTAACTTCTGTACTGTAAACTTGATATGGGGTTGTAACGTCATATCCAACATTATTCCATGTATTATTTCCAGTAGTTGCTGGAGAACCAAGATTTACTCTAGCATAATTTGTTGTAACAAAAGTTGCTCCTTTAGCAACTCCAGATGGTAATTCTGGAATAGTGGCTCCAGTGTCAGAATCTTTTGGAACACCACTGGTTAAGGCTAGTGCAATTGTTGTGGGCTTTGCAAATGTTGTGCCTCTAAATATATGAGAAAGCAAACCAGACTCTAGATAATCCGATAATGCGGCCATATTGATCTCCTAAAAAAATGATCCTAACAATACAATCTATCCTATTATACACAAAAAAGCCACCCTCAACTTAATGAGGATGGCTTAATTGTGATTCAATCTAATTATTTAATCAGAATGAACCTAGAACAACTCGGCGGTTGTCTAGAACGCCAAAGCCAAGCTCTGCCCAGCCATAGTAACCAGCCCTTTGCTGACGGTGTAGAGTTGGGTCTTCAAACACCTGTAGCTGCTGCTTAACTGGCATAACAAAGCTGTCGTTGGTTGACTGATCAAGACCAACAACAAGCTCAACGTCACTAGTCTGAACTTGACCACTAAGCTCGTTAGTGAAGAAGTTCTGGTACTCCTGGCCTTCGCCAAGCTCATCAAGGGCACGGAGATTAACACCGAAGATGCGTGTGATTGGGGCACCGCCTTCTGGTGCAGCATAGATCTCACGACGAGTAACATCGTCAACTTGATCTAGACCCCAATTACGAATATCTTCTAATGCTTCTGGAGAAACATAAAGATCTGTTAATCTACCACGACCAACTGATGCGGAGTTACCGCCAGAGTTACGACGCATAACTGTTTGCATTAGTGAAACTAATCTCTTACTAAATAGACCGGCTGTGGAGTCACCGTCATAAACAAGGATGTTACGGTCAACGCCAGCGGCTAGAAGAGTATGCCATGCATCGTCGTTCATCTTCTTGGTGAAACCAGCTTCCATTACTTGCATAGCACGACCAACAATGTCCCATCTGGCTTCGCGGGCATAGCGAAGTAGATAGTCTACTGAAGAAGCAATGCTATATGTTGGGATCATTACATAATCACCCTCAACACTACGCTCTGGAATTCTACCATGACCAGGATTGGTGTAAGCAATATGCTCACCTTCAAGGCCAGGAGAAACTAGATCAAGAGGAAATTCAGTTGTTGAACCGGCTTCCACGTTGATGGTTTCGAAAATATCACCAAGAATATTACCAACTAGAACACCCTTACGAAGAGGAAGCTCTAGAGCTTTGGCAAACTCACGTTGAGCAGCCATTGCTACATTTACATCGGCATCACCTGACTTGCGTAGGAGAGCGATGAATTCATCACTAGGTCTGTTATTGATAGGCATGTTTAATTCTCCTTTAGATTTTATAGTCAGGGAAGGTTGATTTCGACTTTGGCATAACCATCGGCATCCTTACTACTAAGGAATCTACCGACTTGTAGCACACCAGAACTGCCTGGGCTGTCTGTGCGAAGATTGCCAGCATTAACATGGCAAGCATAAGCAGGATCGCCAGCACTGACAGATGATGTTGTGATACTGTTTGTTACAACGTAACCCTTGCGGAGAACTGTAACCTTGCCACCCTTCTGTACCTCATCCTTATGCTGATTGAGATGTGTACGGGTAAGATCTTTGTTAACAACGTCGTTTAGTAGAATGCCTACTGGGCGACTAGCAGCAGTAACAGCAGCATACTTTACAAGGTTTACACCCTGGTCCATAGCTGCGCCAGAACCGGCAGTATCATGCACAACTACGCCACCGCGAGTAGCGGTGCCTTCATTGTAGAAGAAACTGATGTCTGTTTGAAGTTCGTATCTATCTGATTTTAGAGCCATAGTATAGTCTCCTATTTATTTCACTTACTAAATACATTATCGGTTAACCACTGGGCCACACTGGCTCTAGTGGCATTAAGTTCGTCTTCATCTCCAGAAGCGTCAACAAGAGTAGCCTCCGTTGACTTAACGCCATCAAAAAGCTCCTCTGTTACTTCTTCAGTAACAATACTAGCTTTAGGATTTGTGCTTTCATTTTCCTCGTCCTTTGTGATATTCTCTTTAAATTCTACTTTTGGTGCCATCTTTGCCATCTTCTTCTTATAGACAGCGACGATAGCTTCAAAAGCTGAATCTTCTAGATTATCATAAAGAGCAAGTGATTGTTCGGCTTCGGCATCTTCAAAACCAGCCTGAATTAGACTAGCTTTTCTCATTGCCATTTTTTCTTTCTTCTTCATCATATTCATTTCGGCTTTTACATCGTTAAGTTCTGCCTCTTTAGCAGCTAGAGCATCCTGTAGATTCTGGATGGTCTGATCTTTTTCTGCAACTGCTTCTGTGAGAGTTTTATTGGTCTGCTCAAAATTTGATAGAGATTGCTGTAATTCTGTTACATTAACCTCTACATTTTCTGTAGCTTGTGTTTCGCTACTGACCTGTTCGGTAGCTACAGCAACAGCTTCGACCTGTTGCTCTACGGTATTTGTATCTGACATATCTTTTTCTCATTGATTAAGATTACTTGAACTTTGTTCATTTATAGAGAAAGCTTTACTAGCATCAAGAATAACACTTCTTGGATTTGCTGGTTTAGAAACTAAACCTTTGCCAGAAAAAGAAATGTCTCTTAATGATCTACCAATTTTATAGTCTTCATACTGTCCAGTGCCACCATATGCCCTTAAATGCTTAGTTAAAAATGAAGAGTCATCATTTCTTGCTATTACTTTGTGACCACCATCTGGACTAATAAGAGCATAGTCGAAACCAGCAAATAAACATTCCATAGAAACGAACCATTTGCCTTGCTCGATTTCTGCTATAATTTTATTCATTCTTTCTCTATTTTCAGGATTAGTCCAACTATTGTATAGTACAGCTTCGGTTATGATATCAAATTCAGATGGAATATTAGTACTATCATTAGCTACTGCATTACCATTTCTATCAATAACATAGCTGCCAGTGATATGACCTATAATATCGTTTTCATTGTGCATGAAATTAAACTGTTTGTCTTCTGGTGTTGATCTAGCAGCCCATGTGGCAGCAGTAGAAAATACATCATCATTTTTATTCCAACCAGTAGATACTAAAACAGATTTAATATAGTATAGATCAATTTGTTTTGGATTAGCTGTAGATGCTTTAATTTTTTGAACAATGTCATGACTTAATTTACAATTGTCAGTAGTAGATAAAACTGCTGGAGAGCAAAATGCAATAGAAGCCTGTGACTGCACCGAGGCAGTTAGACCGTCTAAGATTTCATATTTAAATACTTTCATTTTTATATTTTCCTCTCAACATGCTAATACACAAAAAGCTAAAATATGTGTGTATTAGCTAATTTTATATTCAACAAAACATCCAATGATATGTTTACGATAAGAGTCAATATTCATATTATTTATCGAGATATCTTTAGATTGTAATATGTTTTTAAACTCTGGTGGAGTTTTTAAATTTTGAGAGAGAATATTATGTATATTTTCAGCAGTAGCAGTTTCTAGTATTTGTAAGTTAGAAAATACATCTAGTTTTAATTGTTCAAGATTATCAAATTCAGCCTTGGTAAGCTGTCTAAGATTCTTCTTATTATTTAGATCTAAATATGCTTTAGTTAATATATCTGAAGTGGTTTCCCAAGATGACTCTGCCCATACTATTAATTCTGCAACGCCTGGAGTAGACTTAGGATTAGCTACTCTTTGTTTTCTTGTATTAGTATCTTGACTAAATGGCGGTCTGCCATTAGGTTTAGCTTCTGGTTGTTTAGGCTGTGCGGCAGGGGAGGATGGTATACCAAATCCACCGCCCTTTGGAGCTAATAATATATCTTTAGGAACACTAGTTTTAATACCAACATCTTGTGGTAATATTTTACCAGTTTGTAAAGCAATCTTTTCCAAGTCTTCTTTAATTTGTGGGCGATGATATGGTCCAGCTTTTTGTGGATTAGATTCATCTTCACGATCAGCCACCTCTCTTTTGAGGCGAATCTTCTCAATTTGTGGAATTTCCTTAAACCTTTGTAATAGAGTTTCCTGACTAATAATATCACGATCAGCAAGTTGTATAAGTAGATTTTTCTCTGCTGCCTCATCTGATAATGACATTTGATCAAACTGTATGTAAGCTTTATATCTAAAACCCATAGCCTGTCTTACAAGCTCAACTTCTTTTTCCCAAAATCTTACTAATTGATCTCTTCCGTATTGTAATCTTTCAACAAGAGTTTTAAGTGAGATGAAGTTATTGGTAAATCCACCACCATTAGTAGCCATGCCTGTTAGTGTTGGAGGAACACCAAGACCAGCATAAATACTATTTAAAACAGCAGTATATTTTTCTGATCCTAGAAATTTATAAACCTCGCTGCTAGATTCTTTGAATGATAGTTCTGGACCCCATACTAATTCCATTGTGCCGCCACCAACATTGCTAGCTAAAATATCTCTTAATTTATTAATAGCTGCTTTATTTGGTAAAATTTTATGTTCTAGATTGCCGAGTGTCCATAGTCTAATGTTAGATATAGCTCCATCTAATGCTGATAAATCGGCTAGTCTCATTTTTTCTAGCATGATAACATCATCTAGTATTGCATAAATCATTGGATTGGCCCATAATAGCCAATCATCTTTCTTATAATGGAAAACACTAACACGTTCTGGATCTAATGGTATATCGCGTTCGCCACGCATAAGGCTTTGTTTAATTGCTACGGGCAAACTTTCAATAAAATCGTTGGGAAGATCTCCAGCTACGAATTTATCAAAGAATGAATTAGACGTTACAGTATAATTCTGTATGCCCATAAATAGAGATAAATTTCCATTTATGGATTTGACTGTAAGAGGATTGAAGAAATTATATCTCCAGGGAATTTCGTTTGGTTTAGCGGATGGTATATCAACGCGAATATCGCTAGCTAAAGACTTCATATATTGAATAAGTTGGCTATTCATTTTAGCATAGCTACGATAAGTAATAACATTACCACATCGATATAAAGTATTTAAGAATCTTTCGCTTCTTTCTTTACCATTCACATTCTTAAACCACTGTTGATAGAATTTTTCAACACTTTTATTAGGATGAATAATCTCTATGCCTTGACTACCAAAATCACCCATAAGGTCAATAATATTACGAATAATACCAACTTTATCATATGCATCCATGCACATTTTGATAATGCTACGCTGCTGATTAGGGACCGCCTCATTGGGACGGAAAGCGTAGTAATCTCTAGGGGTAAATCCTGGCTTAACAGACCTAGATGGTTCTATGTCTAAAAAGTGACGATAAATATTACCTTGAGATTTTGGCAAGCCAGCATAGTTATCAAT